CCACCAACTACCTGTGGATTACCTGCATTATCTCCAATGAATAGTCTATCACCACTATTCCCTTGTGTACCACCTCCACTCAGAGTTACACCAACTTCACCGAATTGTAAAGAACCTGGTGCCGAAGTACCAGTCGATCTTTTTACTCTTATAATACTTGCCATTTCTAGAAGCTACCTCCGTTTATGTCCAAATTCTGAGATGCACCTGGAGTTAATTCCAATGTTCCAGTCCACTGTTGAGTTGTGCTATTATATACTAAAACCATACCATTTTGTGGATTGGAAACATTTACATCACTAAGTTCACCGATAGATCCTGCTGAAGCACCTGCTAATGAAGATGTAACTTTAATAGCATTTTTCTGACCAACTCTGACTTTGATATCTGCCATTATTTTGTTACTCCCTCTCTAACTAAAACTGAACCTTCTAAAACTCTTGTAACCTCACCAGATGGATCTGTAACTAACACATCATACATAAACCTACCAGGTTTGAGAACAGAAGTTTGACTTGTTGTAAGTCCAACTCTTATTCTTCCACCAGTTGCATTTATAATAGAAGTTGTAAAACTAGTCGCAGAACTACTACCAGGATGCTTTCGCATCTGTGCAGAAGCAGTGAAACCAGTCAAATCTGTAGCAGAATTTGTATCTGCACTTTCCAAAGTGAAAATTTGAGAAAATGTAGTTCCAGTATTAACAGTTAGATTACTTACGTAAACTGCCATTTAAAAACAATATCAGGATCTAAAGTATATTTATATTTAACATAACCCGTCATTTTTCAACTATCATTTTAAGTAAATTTTTTATCTCTTCAATATCTCTCTTCATACCATCTAACTCTTCTCTTTGAGTTAATTTTAAATTTTTTGATTTTTTGTATTGAGAATATCCGTGACTATCAGTGTTTATGATAGCCCCAGATTTTTCATCTCGATATAAGTGTTTGTGACCCTCTACTGGTATCATGCTAATGCGATTGCTCTAAAATCTTTGAATCTTGGTGCAAATGCTTCATTTGTCCCACTACACACGATTTTAACTTTAAATCCTGTGAACTCATCTAAATCATCGACACTAAACTGATACTCTCTAAATTCATCAATATTACTGCCAGGTACAAATGCATCTGCCCTACCACTATTTTTTGATAAATCTATTATCGTATCACCGAATCCATCTCCATCCGTATCACGAAGATTGTCAAAACCAGGAAATAGTTCATAAGATAACTCAGTGTCACTTCCGTCCTCTCTAAACAATTGATAAAGAACCCTAAAGTCAGCAGATGCGTGTCTATATGCACCAACTAAAACTTTTAGTGAGGTTGCTGGATTTTTTAAATCAACACGATTACTTACATAAACTGCTGAATGTGGATCACCAGAAGTTTCATTGGAACGACCATCTTTAGAATAATTATCAATAGGAGAGTTTAATCTTGCTCTCTGATAAACTATCGTGCTATTTAAAACATCTAAAACTGGAGATAGATTTGGATCTGTGCTTTCCATTCTAACACCCAATGTAAATGAACGATTCAAAGGTAAACCAGTTAATCTTGTTGTTTCATTTATTCTTGAACAAACCAATCTTGGTGAAGATAAACTATTTGGTTGATTTAAAGTAACAGGCTCATAACCCTGATCTATAAATGGAACCTCTCCCCCACCTGCACTTGTTCCTGATACTGTTCTTACTTGTCCCTCTAATGTAGTTTTATCACTTGGTGCAAAAACATTAAATTGCGGAATCACTCTATCAAATTGATAATTTTGTGAGGCAAAAATATCATCACCACCTATATTTTGCTCTTTAACAAAACTTACCTGACTGTCACCAGATGTTAAACTTCCTCGATTAATTTCAAGATAATAACGATCTATATCCTTTAAACCACTCAAGGTTGCGTTATTTGACATATTATGATCACGATTTATTGAAGTTAAATCAAATCCGTTAAGTTCATATTTTTTAGTAATGGAATTCACATCATGTGTTCTAACAACAGTTCCGTCAACACCTCTAGTTCCAATACCTAATTGTCCAACTCCTATACTATCATAATAGATTATCTCACTGTTTATTTTAACAAATCCCCTAGAGGTCGATATTCCATTGAATGTTGCATAAGGTGTTGTGCTTGCAACTGATATAACTTGGTCATCTACATCCAAGAAATCAGTGAGAGTAATTGGATTTGAGTCAGGTGCAATATTTGCCAAAGTCACTAAATTAGTGTCGGCATGCATACCATGATTATAATGTTCAATTTCAAGGACATTACCAGCATACTTATCATCATAAATTGCTGATGATGTAATCGTTGTACTTCCATATGAAGCAGCGGTGCTTCCCTCATAAACAACAAGTGCTTGTCCTGAAGTAAACTCTTCACCCTGAACATTATTTAAATATAATGTGCTTATAGAATTACGTGCTGTAACTGTTATTTCAGCGTTTGAACCTTTAATTACATTACTTGTAGTAATTCCTAATACATCTCCTACAACGTATCCAGAACCTGCTGTGTTACTTGTTAAACTAATTGATGATACTTGACCTGAACTATTAGTTGCAACTGTTGCAGTAGCACCTGTTCCCCTTCCAGTGATAGCATATAATGGAACATTGTTGTATGTTTGACTTGCATCAAAACCTGTTCCAACATTTGAAAGTGCTAGTGTCTGAATCGGACCACCAATTTGTTCAATGTAACCCTGAATTGCAGTTGTTGATGTGGAGTCACTTACCTGAACACCAAGAGCTAACTTTGAAAGAGTTGATGCATGAGATGTTGTTGTAATACCAACTTTTAACTTTCTAGGTAAAGTTTTGATTGCATTTGGAAGTAATCTCTCAATTATCCCTGTGTTTGTATCTAATTTAGGGTTGTAGAAGAATACTGAACCAGGTGTTGTTGAGAATTGTGCTTTGTATAGTTTGAATTTAAGATCTTCAAATTGGGATGGTGTCCAAATAGAACCATTCTGTGATTTAAATAAACTTCCACCAACATACTGTCGAGTAACAATCACTGACTCTGCATCAGGCAAACTTTGAGTATTAACTGTTTTTTCACCCATCTGAGCGATCCATGCTTCATAATTATTTGTAGTTGGAGCTAGTAAAACTATACAATACTCAGTGCTTGGTTCCAAATAAACTGGAGATGGGAAAGTTACCTTTGTTGCCACCTCTGCATTATTTGATATGTTTATTTCATCTGGATTTAAGATAACACGAGCATAATCTTGAACAACTTGAGTAGTAGGAGTTCCTAACTCCATAGTTCTTATCTCAACTATTAGTTTTTCATTTGGATCTTTACTTCCAAAGAATAAATCAACAGCAGTAATAAATCCTCCAGTTTCATCAACTGTAAATGATTGTGCTAATGGGTCACTATTCTGTGGAGGTGGGGGTGGTCTTCTAACAATCACTAATGTATTTGTATACTCATCAACTATACCAGTTGCCCTATATGTTGTTTCACCACTACTAATTAATAAACTACCTGGTAATGGTTCTGCATTTACTGAACTAGATGTTAGTTTAAATGTGCTAGTACCTGTTCTAAATCTCAATGGTGGTGGTGGAGTTGTTAATGGATCTCTAAAGAAGAATGAACCATAAAGATCTCCAAAAGTATCTGCAACCAATCTAACATTTGTCACACTTGCCTGTGCACCACTACTTTGACCCAATAATGTCACACCACTTGTTGGAATATATCCAAAGAATCGACCTTGTGCTTCATCTGCTAATGAAAGAACATCAATATTTAATACAGTGGATGATGCAGAATAAGCACTACCTAAACTACTTGCTGTATCATATGGATTTGCATTAAATGTTTCTGATGGTGAATTTGTATCTCCTAATTTATGATCTGGTTGTGCAATTCTGAATATTGCCACTTGATTGCCAATAGAATCAACTGCTTGCACAGTTTCACCTTTTGTAAATATGCCATTGATCATGGATATTTCAAGAAGTTTTGGAACAATATCTATGCCACTAGTGCTATCAAAGAATGGATAATATCTTGCAATTGGTCTTAAAGAATTAGCTGAGAACGCAACGTTTCTAGAACGTATATGAGTATCAGGAACACTACTTGTTTTAACAGTATCAATGTAAGATCCATTGAATCCACCTGTTCTTCTTACAGTCCCACCATCAACTTGAACATTTCTTACCCAATTATCAGTGAAAGGTTTTAATTGAATTGTTCCGTTAAACTCAATCATATTAAATGGATTTACATTTTCAACTCTTGATGCTAATGGTTGTTGCAACCAATCTATTTCATCATAATTTAAAGTTATTAAATCACCAGTTTTTCTTACATTTGTATCCAATAATTCTAAATCTTGAGAAAAATCAGCAGTATCAACATTTGTTGATAAACTTAATGCTAGTTCTGGTTTAATTGACCAAAAATCTAAAGGAACGACTAATTCTCTTTTATCAGTATCAACATTTATTTTACAATCTGGATCACTTACATCTAAAAGATTCGTATCTTTAAAATCATCAACAAAGAAACCTGTTTTAAATCTGGATAATCCGTCAATATCCTGAACTTGTAAAGTTTTTGTATCTAATTCTAATAAACTTAGTGAAGTTATTTCCTCTAAAGTTTCAATTCTATCTTCCAGTCTTCCAATGTCTCTCATAGTGTATCTGACATTATCGACAACAGATATTATCGCATCATCGGGATTATAAAGATATGCAGGTAATTCGATAGTTGCTATCTCCATACCATTGTCAATTGTTGGAGGTGCAACAGGTTCTGTTGACGAGGTTCCTTTTATGACTGCTAAATTACCAAGTATATCTAATACAAGTTTATCTGTTCTTGGTAGATAGAAATTATAACCAATTATTGAACTTTCATTTGGAGTGACTATAAATGATGGATTTATTGTACTACCAAAAGTTCGATTTTGGAATGCGAATGGTGATTCTGCACCAGCATATGTCGAAACCCTTGGTCTAAAATCAATAGTATCAGTTGCTCTTAATCCATTAGTTAATATTGGAATATCATTCGAGAATCTTTCTTCATCATAAGATGCAACAGTATAAAAATCTCCTTTATCGTTTGAAGGTACTTCATACTTATCAAAAACCACTAAAACTTTTCTTGTTGGAGGTGGAAAATTAATTCTTCTAACAAGTCGTGAATAATCATAAAATTGTTCTCTTTGACCTTTATCAAGTTCAAAACGATTTGTTATATTTAAATTTGTTCCAATTGTAATTAGTTGTAAAGTAGTGGAAATATTTGATTCATCAAAATTACAAACCTCACCAATAGTAAATTTAGTTGGTGTTAAATAAGCAATCTCTACAATAGTTGATGAAATTAAACCCGTAATTTGTGCTACAGCATCACTACTTGCACCAACTATTTTTTCACCCACAATTGCAGTTGTATTTAAATTTAATCCATCTGGAAAAGTTAATCTATCAAGAGTAGGTGAATCAGAATCAATTGACTCAAAGACACCAACAATTCTTGCTACATCTGGAACATTAAGAGAAATTTCTCTATCCTCAACTCTAAGACCATAGCCACTTGCTTGATCCATGCCTGTGAGAGCTGTATTAATTCCTACTGCAGTTTTAAGAACTTCTAATTTTTGACTTCTAATATAATTTTTTTGCTTACTCTTCAATGCTTGTTTCTTCAAAGTTGTTGATACAACTACATTTGTCTGACTAGTTCTTAATCCATTTATAGTAACAGATTGACCATCAGCACCCAATACAAATTGGTCTTGAGTTAAATCTTCAATAGCTCCATCACTGTAATGAATTGAATATCTCTCCTCATCAAAACTGTCATAGAAAGCACTTGAAATACCACTTGCAATAAGATCAAATGTTAACACACCAGAACCATCTGTTGATTCACCTGTGATATTCTTGCCAACAACAAGATTTGCAGTTGATAGATTTATATCTGATACATTTTTATTACCTAATTCTGCATATAATCCTTTATTTTCATTTAAATTAATGTTTGGCACACCAAATGAAAATGTTGTGGTTGCTAATGTAGTTGGTAATGCACCATTACATATACCTGTTACACTACTCACAGCAGCTAAAGTTATCTTTAATCCAGTTGGATCTACCTCTACTACCCTATTAAATCTTTCTGTTGCTTCATCTGGTAATTGGTATCTTATTATTGTATCTGTTTTTATACCAGCAAAACTCTTTCCTGCAACTGTAGCAATACCAGTAACACCAATATTTAATTCATCGGTTATACTAAAACCAGTTGGTATTTTTCTTTGTAAAACTGTGTCGGCAACAAAATCAGCAACATAACCACTAAGTGAAGATGCATCCTGATAAACTGATTTTATATCTTGTATTCCAAAAGTCCTTACAGTTGTAATGGATCTTGATAATTCAGGATTTTCATTTATAATAATTTGTTCACCAGCAATAAATGTGCCAGTAACTTGAGTTAATTTTACAACAGTGCTTGAACCACCAGCTGCGATTGCATAACCAGTTGCACCACTGCTTACACCTCTCACATATGATGCATCAGGTAATTCTGTGTTACTTACTGCATTATTAATAACTAATCGAGTAAATGTTTGAATATCAAATAGATGTAAATCCCACTCAGTTGAGTCACCAGTATATGATGCGTCAGAGACAGCAAAAGAATAACATCTTGCCTGACCTACTAACTCACCTGTTCCAGCAGTGTTTGTACTAGTTCTCTGATTATATAATTCAATAAATTTAGTATCATCATTTATATTTGGTGCAGGGACTCCAAATGCATTGTTAACTCTTAATATAGTGCCCATTTGATATGGAACTAAAGAAGAATCAACTGTTTGCTTATCTCTTGGTTTATCTACATCAATTATTGATGTGCCACTTAAATCTATATCATAACCCTTAACATATGCTTTACCAGGTGAAACCTTTACACACATTAAATCATCTGTTGGTGTATTTTGTTGATCAGTTACTTCATTTGATCTAAAAATTCCCTCATTTGATACACCATCATTTAATGAGTTTGCAACTTGAACATCAAATTTTTGAACAGTGTAATGTCCAGATTCATCAAAAGTTCTTTCAGCAAAATAATCTTTTATAAGATTATATTGTGATTTACTTATTATTTTTTTAATTTCACCATCATCTAATCTTATCAGTTCAATAAAATTAGTATCATTAAAATCTGATAAACTTTTTTTAGCTAAAGTGGTTGTAATTTTTAATCTATCTGCACCTGGTGCTGCAAAATTTGAGAATCCCCTAGCATTATCATATAAAGAATCCTCATCCTTTGCAGTGACGAGTTGTTCATCAATATTAAGACCAACTCTATATGATGGTGAATTTGAATAAGGATCTAATACAATCTTGTCTGTTGATACATCTACAAATGTTCCTCGAATAAAGTATGTACCTGATGATATCCCAACTGCAGAACCAATTGCAGATGCGTTGGTGTCTACTAATGTTAATACTGTTTCACCTTCATTTATAGCTGTGTTTCCATATATAAATGATTCTTGAACTATTAATCTCTCTCCATCATCAAGATTAGATATCTCGTTATTGGAACCTGACTCCAAATACTTAACGTAAATTGTAAAATCATTACCTTCAACACTAGTTCCTGCTAGTTGAAAACTATCTATAGTAAGAGTTATACCTGATGTTTCCCCTTTTAATCTTAATCCTATTAATTGATCTAAGTATAATGATACTGGAATACCTAAATGCTCATCTTTGATTCTTACTGAATGATATTGTGAGTCATAGTTTATATTACCAGGTATAACCATAGACCCATCTTTAAAGATGTGAGTACCAAAGGATTCAATTTGATTTTGTAAAGAAGATTGTAAAGTAGTTAACTCTCTTGCTTGAACAGGAAATCCTGGTTTGAACAGGACTCTGTAAAACTTATCTTCCTTATTAAAATCATCATAATAAGGACTTATATTTAAATTCGTTTTTTGTGGCATTTTTTAGAATTCCAAGATGATTTTAATGTCTTCTTTTTGTCTAGAGTTTCTAGTAACTAGTGGTCTATTATCTAGGTAGATTATTTCACCTGACCCTTTATTTATCTCAGGAGATGCAAGACCATTTGTAAAGTTAACTCCTAGAGAAATAACTTTGTTTCCTGTGGGATTTGTGCTTATACCAGTGAAATTCTGGTCTACTGTAGCAGTAAATCCACTTGTTGGTGCAATTATACTTTCTGCAGAAGATTCAAAGTCTAAAACTTTTGCCTCTGTGGTTACACCAACATAATCTGTTTGATCAGATGTTGTTTGATTAAAGTATAATGATCTATCGTTATAATATTTAATAACATTAGTATCAGTATCATATGAAACTATGTAACCTTCAGCAGTTCCTCCAGTTACTGACTGTTGAATTTTTTCACCAATAGTTGGAGTTCCTGTAGGAGATACAACTTTAATTGCATTTACTGATGAGAAATCATTAGCCGTGTATGTTGCAGTTGAACCGATTGAGGTTGGATTTTTTATGATACTAATTTGTGCAAATTTAGTATCAGTTGGAAAGTCCTTTGTTGAATCATCAAATCTCGCATAAATTAAAAGTTTATCAGTTCCTAACTCTTTATATAAATCAAATCCATGCCCTCTTGAAGGAGGAATAATTGGTATAAGTTTCGCAAAGTTACCCACTGATACTCCAGAATTACCAAGAGGACCTAAATCAACCATACCATAAGTGTAACCTTGCCCACCTGAAGATACGTTTGTTTTTGTTATCTTTCCGTTGCTATCAGTATCAATAACAACTTTAGCACCTGTGCCATCTCCAATTATATCAACCTCTCGACCTACAATATTTTGAGAATAACCAAATCCTTGCTTATCTATATAAACTTTTTTAATTTGATTATTATTGATGGTCGAATCACCGTTTTCTCTAACAGATTGTATTTGAGTTTCTGATGAAGTTGGCCAACCACCAGGAACTGAAATATACTCTGTTGAATCAAATTTAATTATATCACTTGGAGGCACTGTAAAAAGATATTTCCAAATATATCCATCACCACTTTCACCTGCTCTTGTGGGTTCAAGGTCTGTGAATAGTGGCTCATCCTGTGATGCATTACCAGTTGTGCTAATTCCAGAAGAACCATTATCAATACAAATATAAACATCAAAGTTTTTATTCATTACATAATAGTTCGCAGCATATAATCTGGTTGAGTTTGTTATGGGAGATGGACTTGTTACACTGTAATCATGACGATACATTTCATATCTTGTTCCTTGTGTCCAGTTTCTTCTTGTTATTAACCTTCTTACGTTCGCACTTGTGACCTTTTTACCAAATATCTGAGTATCACCAGTGTGATTCATATAGTTGATATTATCAGTTGGGTTTGGTGTATTTGTATTCCAAGTAGTTGTTCTTCCAAAACCAACAGAAAGTGCTGGATTAGCGAGACCAACCACAACATAATATGAGTTTGCAGAATTATCTACTGTGTCTACAAAATTATTTGCATTTAGAATTCTAAATTGATCTGTTACAATAGCAGCCATATCATTAGCTTTTTTCTATATTTATACTACCCAAGATCCTTTCTTAATGAACCATTGTCCCTAAGACCGAAATCTCTTCTCTGGATGGATGGGTAAGTCGTTAAACCAGAGTCTATAGTTAATCCAGTTACTCCTATTGAAATTGGATTTGCTCCTCTAGTGAATCCTGAGAGTCTACCCCAAGAGAATCCACCAATAGCAGTTCCAAGTCCAACTGAAGTATCAATACCTGTTGTATTTACACCAGTCATTATATTACATGTAATAATACCAACACCTGCATTAAATGCATTAACAAAGTAGATATTATCAACACATGTTGTACCAGTCGCAACGACTGTTCCGTTATCACTTACAACTGATGTAACTCCATGACCAACTTGTGTCTCAAATATGTATATAGGATAACCCACTTTTAAATCACTTAATGTTGAATTAGGATTATTTGTTAAATCAGCACTTAAAGTAAATTTAAGTGCAAGTGGATGCCCTATACCATCTGTAACACCTATTCCAATTATATCACCATCAAATCCCTCAACTGTTGTGATAGTGTCAATGTCCTCCTTGATAGCATTTGGTAGTGGTGCCAAAACTTGAGGAATAGCAGTAAATGTGTAACCAAAACCAGGATTTGTAATTGTTGTTCCAGTTACAACACCGTTTGTTATGGACGCAGTTGCAGTTGCAGTTGTGCCTACACCAACACCAATTGCATGAGGAGCAGATATAGAAACAGTAATTGCTGAACCATCATAACCACTTCCACCATTTGTAATCGAAAGTGATGAAATCGTTCCAGCTGCAGATACAACTGCAGTAAAACCTGCTGCAACAGGATTAGTTGAACCAACAATTAGTCCACCAACACTACCTACTACTAAACTTGAGAAGTCTTCTTCATAATTAAAGAATTTTGCATTGTCAACATATAATTCAGTGCCAGTTGTTGTTATATCATCAATTATTCTTGCAGTTGGATAAACTTGTGATTCAATTGAATCTCTTGTTTTGAATACAATTTCACCATTCACTTTTTTATCTACTTTCTGTTTTGTCCAACTGAATGGTTTAAATGTTGTTTCATCAATACCTTGTTGAGTATAAAGATTGGTTTCTACTTCATCAGATGCTGATATCGCATATATTGTTCTTGTTGACTGAGTTTGGTCAACAACGAAATTATTTTTATATACTTGTAAAATATCACCAGTTTTTATAGTTGGTGACACAGATGAACCTGCTGCAACTTGAACAGTATCTACACCACTTGTTCCTTTGTAGAAGAATATATCAATAATATCTTCTGGATCTGGTGCTTGAGAAAATTCAAATGAGGTACCTCCTTCAAAAGTGTAAGCATCACCAGGATCTTGAACTACACCATTAATGAATATGAGTAATAAAGCGTCAAGATCAATAAGTGATGAATCAGGTCTATCTTCATCAACTTCAAAACTAAGAAGATTTGCATTGAATAATAATGGGAATCTTACTCTAGTTCCATCTTGAAGATCTTTGATAGAATCAATATAATCAAACTCTCCAAAATTCCAAGATGAATATTGATCTCTGAATACATCAAGAACTGTTAATTCAAAATCACTAATAAGTGAAGATGTATTTAAAAATCTATCAGTTACCAATCCTACAGGTTTAAATACATCACCAACTTTAAAATTATAACCAGGATTTTCTAATTGGAAATTAGTTACTTCATATGATGTAGAACCTAAACCAACTGTTGTATTAGCAGCTCCTACTTCAATTGTTAGTGATACTCCAGTTCCTGTATCTGTGGTAGAACCAATACCTCTTCTTGATACACCAGTTATTGGTAAATTAGCATAAGATGGAGCAGAGACTTGAATTTGAGGTTGAGTGTAACCAGTTCCAGCATTATTAATTGTAAATTTAAGAGCACCACCTGTACCTGTGTTTGTGATACCAACATTTACAGTGAATGTATTGGTTGTTGTTGCAGTGATTGCTAAAGTAGCATTATGTGCAGGATCTCCTCCTGCTGAACTTGGGGTAGAACCAGAACGTGGATATGCATGATCAGTAGAGAAATTATCCTGTGCACATCTGAATACAAATGAATTTGTTGCAAGACCAACTGTGTTACTTGTGGTTAAACCATGAGATGCTTTAGTAATTACTAAATTTCCAGTTGCTGGATCATATGTCGCACCTGTAGGAGTAATAGGAGATCCTCCAGTAACAGTGACAGCATTAGTTGACGCACTTATGAAGACATGAGTATTAGAGACAACTTCTGCAGAAATGTCTGCACTTGAACCATTACCAGATAAATCAGTTACAGCAACAGAAACTGGATTACGATATCCAGAACCAAAAGTTAAGTCAGCAAGATATTCAAACGCAGTGCCAGAACCAACGTATGCATGAGTTACAGTGCTTGTACCTACATTAGTAGTGAATGTAGTTGCCGATAATATACCAGTTACACTAAATGATCTATCATTTGGAATGCTTAATGTTGGATTAAATGTTAAACCATCTAATCTCACAAACTCATTTATATTTCTAAATCCATGATTTGATGATGTAGTAATTTCAAGTTGACCAGTTGAATTATTAAATGATGCGGTGCTTATACCAAATGAACCACCAGTTGTTGAGAGACCAACAATGCCGACTATAGCTCCACTTCCATTAGTTGTTGCTTTTACTTTTGCTGGTGCTAAATTAGCAACTCCTAATCCACCTGTTGAACCTAATGAAACAATTACACCACCTCTTGGTAATTGGTTTTGATTAACGTCAACATCACTTATTATTTTTGTTCCATTAGATGATGTAATACCTGTAAATACAACATTACTTTCACCACCTGTTTCTACAAATTCATAATTATTTCCTAAGTTATTAAATGTAGATGGTGTTTGGAATATTCCATTTAATAATAATATTGTACTTCCAGTTTGTATACCTGCAGTGCTTGCTCCACCAACTTTAACAGGAAGTGTAGCACCTATACCTGTAAAACTATCTGATATATCATCAAATATTGTGTTGGTGCTATAGTCTTGTCTTAAATATACACGCCCATTAAACTTAGAACGAACAGGGTCTAAATTAGCTGGTGTTTTTTGTGTTGAGTTAGTTCCTCTTGGTGGATCTGTGAAATGAATTGTACTATCAACAATATTATAACCACCTGAGAACAATCTACTTGTTGCACCTGCACTATGACCAGTAGCAGCAGTTCCGATTGCACCTCTCTCAACAACAACTAAACTAACAGATCCAGATTCAGAAATAGGTCCTGATGTAGTGGTGCCCAAACCTACATTTGTTATCTTCATAAACTCATCATCTATCTTGATAATATCATTAGATGTTATTGATGATATTCCTGTAACACTAAATGTAGTGGTGCTATCAGTAATTGTGATACCTAAATCTGTAGTTATAGGGGTAAATGCCATGGGAGATTGAATGACACCATCTATTGATAGTAATGCTTTTTCATTCTTCTTAAACATTTCAAACTCATGTGCATTACCAGTTCCAGTTCCCGTGAATGTGACTGCAATCCCAGCTAATGCATCAGGATGTGATTTTGATATTTTGAATGTATCTTTACTTAATCTTATTGCATAAACTTCTGAACCTAATGTGCCTCCAGCAGTTGCTATTCCAGATAATGAAATACCTGTAAATGTAGAACCAGGTGTATAAATTAATCTTTCACCAGTTTCAAAGAAATGATCTACTATAGTGAATATTCCTGTTGATGCATCTAAAGTTGCTCCGTCTGATGGATTAAATTGTTTTTGGAATATTGGTCTAGTTCCACTTTGAAGAGCAAAACTTGTTTTATTTGATCTATTACCGTTTATAGCATCATATTGAGCTAGTGAGAGTGACTCAGTTACTGTACCATATTGTAAGTCAAGTGGTAAATTTAATAAGTCAATATCTGTATAGAAAGACTCAGTAAAGATTTGTACTTGAACACTATTTGTTCCACCAGTATATAATGGATCAGGGTGGAAATTGAGATTTAAATCGTTACCAACTATTGTTGATGAGAAAGTACCAATACCAGATGTACTTCCAATTGATAAGAATGGATATTGAGTTATGTGAGAATCAGTTGAATCATGAGCAACAAGAACTTGGTGAAGAGCACTCGTTGAACCACTTGATACTCTTACAAAACCTTTTAAGGATGATATTTGATTTTCTGTAAATGATGCTATGGTAGATGAAGTAGAAACATTTGAGAAATTTGATTCAAATTTAACAGTTCTTTCTGTGCCATCGAGCTGACCAGGTAACTGGAATCTATAAGTGCTTATACCAGATGCAGTTGTTCCTATACCGATAATTCTTGATCTAACTAAAACCTCATTTGGTTGATCATTTTCAAATTGAAGAGATAAGACACCAGAATCTATATTTGATATAAATGTTCCTATGAAATTGGAGGTTGGACCATCCTCAGTATCTGCATAAAATTCAGACATGAAGGTGTTTGTTCCGTCATGAGTTAAATATAAATCAACAAAATTTGTTTGATCTGTGGTGACATTATTTACTTCAACTGATGCAAAGAAAGCATCTGTGTTTACAATATTTGTGGATATTATATTTGAAGTTGTTGCTGTAGAAACAGTTGTATTAATTCCAGATAAATTAATAAATCCGATGGACTGAGTTCCGATACCAGTTAAATTAGTATTGAATGATGTTTCAAGAATTTTAAGATCATAATCATTATTATCTGGATCATCTGGTGTAAATTTAAGACTGATATCTTGTGATGAATCTATTTCAGCAACTATCTCACCCAATTCAGATTCTGTGGTATGAATCTTAGCTCTTTCTGCTGTGAACACATCCTCATCATCTTTATATAATATTATATCTGATATTTGAACATTACCAGTATTTGGATCTCTAACTTGAATTAAAAATGTTGCATAACGAGTATTAATTGATAAATCTAGGAATTGTGATAGTGTTGAAGCAGTATTAGAGAATAAACCACTTATATCATCAATTTCTAAAACACGATTTGTTCTACATTCAAGATATGGTGATAGTTTTGTATTTTTTAATTTTAAGAATTTAGATTTTCCTGTAACGGTGTCAATATCTAATGCAAAATCAAAATTGTTAATAGTGTCAACTCGTTTTTGATCAATAAAGTCTAATGCAAGAGTATCTAAGAAACTTGATGTTGTAATACCTGCACTTGTAACTGACGATATACCAACGTCAGCAAAATTTTTCAACCCACTTGTATGAAGTAATCTATTAACAGGATTAATTAAATTATCATATGTAATTGAACTCTTAACACTATAGGATAGATTTTGATAATAATCATTGTCAGGTGTAACTTGGTAATCTTGATTTAGTTTTCCAATATTATCAATCCAACCTTGATCTTGACGTAATGAATAACTGATTTCAAATAAACCTGTATTTTTTGATATTGTATTTACAGTAGCAACATTACCAGTTACAAATCCTTTTATTAATTGTCCAGAATTAAGATTAAATGCACCAGGAACTATTTCTTCAATCTTAATAAACTCATTAGTTGCTTCTGATATTTTTAATTCAACAGGAACATATGAGGAACCTACAAATGCTAGTAATTTTTCACCAATACTAAAGTTTGAAACTTTTTGAGTAACTTTAAATTTAGGATAATCACCTTTACTAATAATAACACCAAATGAATTTTGAGAGGTCTTCGCAACACCAGGATTAGTTGTAACAGAATTTAAATTAAACTCGATTGTTGCGGGATTTGAATTTGTTACAGCACTAACTTTAAAGAATTTAAAACCATTATCTGCTGAATTAAATCCATCACCACCAGTTAGTGTACTATCCGTATACTGTTGTAAACCCTCAACATATATTTCTTCATTAATATTAAATGGTGCTGTTGAAAATCCTAATACAGGTGTTACGAGTGTACAAGTAGCAATACCTGTTGATGGATTGTATTGTAATTGACTTACTGTTGAACCATTACTATTGTTTATTGCAAATATTTCATGAGTAATTGACTGTAATCCTTTTGGTTCTACTATAATTTTAACATCACTTAATGAACTTCCAGTTATACTCGCACCAATAATTGCGCCTGATATATCTTCTAGACCAGTTATAGGATTTACAATTACTAAATCTGGTAATGTTGTATAATTACGACCACCATCAATTACCTCTATATTTGAAATAGTATTTGAATTAATTACTGTGATGACAGGGGAAACAAATGCCTCTGGTTTCAAAGTTGGATCTGATGAATATTCAAAACCTGGATTTAGTATTCTAACATCATCAACTCTGTTTATTGTGGTTGAATCTGGAAGTAAAGTTGCATTAACTCCTTGAGTAGATGCAATACTTACAAATGATGGTAAACTATCATATCCTACTCCACCAAAATTAATATTTACAGTGTTTACAGCACCCTTAGCTCTAGGTGATTTTGTAGAGTATTTAAGCACACTAGTTTCAGTTGAGGCATAAGATAATTTTTCTGGAACCTCTGGGAGTGCTATACTGAAACTTGTATATGATGCACCAACAACTGGTGGTACATTAAATATTGGATATTGACCACTATATTTACTATTTAAGTAATGTATTTTTGTGTAATTAATTACATCAGTATCGGATGTGCTTATAAAACCTGACTTTTTAATATTATAGAATAAATTAGATGGATTATCAGGAGAATATCCAAGTGTTACGGTTGCAGTTGATGTGACACCAACCGTTCCAACACCAGTTACTTGTAAATTGTTTGTATTTCCAACAGATACAAATTCGTTTTTATAATCTTTATCATAATAAATGTTAAAATCATAACCAGCTAATGATGTATGACCGACACCAAACACTAAATTATTATCTCTCAGCACAGATATTGGTGGATTAATTAATGAAAATTCATGATTACTTCCAGTCGCACCACCAGTTGAACTAAGTTCAATTATATTAATGGGACTACTTGTTACATCAGAATATGTTTCTCCAAGTTTAAAATTATTATCATCAACTTTATACACATAATATGATTCTTGATTTGATAATCCCTCTGTAACTGATGTTGAAATATACTGAACTTTATCACCTGTCTCTAAATTATGTTCAGTTAAATTAAAGTTATTAGAAGCAGTTGTTACCCCACTAGAAGAAATTGTAATTGGATTTATTAAAAGGGTTTGAGTGTTTGAATCAAATCTTAAATCTATTTTTGTTGAAGTTCCAATACCAACAGATTGATTAGGATTAACTGTTAAATTAATAACATCTGTATCCACTAAATTATGAGATGTTGAAACTGAAACAACAGCATTTATTCTCTGTAGTTTACCAGTTACCTGAGTTGGATTTGATTCAAATAAGTATTCAAAACTACTTGAACCAACTTTACTATCTCCCACAAATGCGAGACCAACAGAACTTGTCGTTAATCCAACTTGAGTTACGATACCAACATAATCTTTCGATTTTTTAATTATGAAAACATCCTCAGTGTTACCAGATTTTGGTATTGTAAATGTAGTAACACCATCATCTTTAGATACAGTTAAACCATAACCAGCAGCTGGTTTAGTTAGTGTTACTCTTTGATTAGTTTTAAAAGGATGATTTGGTAAGAAAATACTGTGAGTTGGTGTGGGAACGACACTTATTAAATCACCTAAAGTTGATGTTGAAGTTGAACCTAATCCGACAACTGTACCAACTCCTACTGATTCATGTGGATTGAAAAATACTTGATCTTTTACACTAGAGTCAAATACATTTGTTCTTAATGGAATATTAAAGAAATTTGGTATTAAAGAAACTTGTGTAGAAACAGTATGAACTCCTGCGACAGAACCTCTTTTAACTCTTAAAATATTATTTTGATTAAAAGTATTTAAAACTAATAATTTTTCTGTTCCGATTCCTATACTACTACCAACAGAAATGTTTTCAGGTATAGAGGTAACGTAGATATCAGTTACGACACCAGTTGTAGATGTGTTTGGAATTTCTTGATAAACAACTGTGTGTCCTGTATCAATTCCAATTACATGAGAACCAGTTAAACCCTCTATTGAAGTAGTGCTCAGTCCTGATATTACAACATTATCACCACCATTTAAATCAGGAGCAGTAGAAATATATGCTGAGATATGAGATGGGTCTCTCCAAACAAATACTGTGTTTTCAAAAGTATCAACTGTAGTGTCAATCGAAGTTATTTCTTTTCCAGATACACTATTTACTGATACACTCAATCCACCACCATTCGTATTTGTATTATCAAATACAGCAGAGTCTCCAACTTCATAGTTATCACCAACATTAATAATATCAATAGAGTTTATAGAACCTGAAGTAGTTGATTCAACAATAGTTGATTGAGATGTTATTTCATTTGATTCAATAATAAAATCATTATCTGCAAATTGATCAGATACTTTATATGGATAGCTATTTCTTATTAAACTTGAATTATCAAAATCAAAAGTTGTCTGGTTTATATTAAAGTTTTCTGTTGATGGATCTGTTCTATAAGTATCACCTATGAAGTAAGGGAAAACTGGTAGTAATGAATTAGTTGCTATACCTACAAAATATGCATAAGTTCCATTTGGATATTCAGGTGTTCTGCCATATCTACCATTATGTTCATCTAAATCACCTGCATTAGTAAATCTGTAATCTTCAACAAAAAATCCATTACTAAAACCAAATGGTCTATCAACTACATTATCTGGATCTAAAACATAACCAGAATTTAATATTCTAACAGGAGAATTATCATCAGTTGGGTCACTATAACCATAAGGACCATAAATTGGATTTCCATCATAAGCCCAACCTATTATAGGTGAGTGTCCACTTCCAGTATCACCAAAAGAATCATTACCTATTTGAGTTGAATATCCTACAATAGAATATTCTAATTTATTATTCGTTTCAATTAATGCTTCATTACCATATCTTGCAAATGTATTAACAGTAAGACCTTTAGTACTAACGTCTAATTTTGTTCCAGAACCTGGTGGGATAACTTTAATATTAATTTTATCTTGTTGATATTGCAGTCCACCCTCTAAAATTATTACATCTGTGATTTTTCCATCTGTTACAACTGCCCTAAGTTTTGCACCGAGTCCAGTTCCTATTCCTACGACCTCTAAATCAGGTGCAGAGGAGTATTCTCTACCCTTTGTTTGTATTTCTACATAACTTATTTTACCGTCTGTTATAATCGGTTTTAACTCTGCTTCTTTACCTGTTTTTACAGATACAGTTATTGATTTTTCTAAATTTAAAATGTTAGATCCATATCCTGAACCTTTTTCATATAATAATACATCAGTTATAGGACCTCTTACAACTGGTGTAGCTGTTATTATTCCAACTGAAGTATTTGCTAATTCATATTTTAAATTTAACTTAACGTCTGGATATTTAAATACTTGAAATCCAGTGCCTTGGTCAGTAAACTTAATATAATCTTTTCTATCAAACTCAGTTGTTATAGTTCCACCAAGACCAGCATTTGTTAATCTAAATGAATCATCATTTATTTTAAGAATATGATAAAAATTTGAAGTTGTAGTGATACCTGTAGATGTGGATAATCCTGAGATAGTTGTTGGTAAAGTTGATCCAATACCAACTGCTGTAGAATATACAACTCTATCACCATTATTAAATCCATGATCATCGAAATGAATTGTATTTGTTATAGTATTAATTCCTGTTGGTTTAACAAATACTTGTCTATTTTCATATCCAGTTCCTCCATCAATAACTCTTATATCTTTTAGAGTTTTTTCATTATTGAATAATTTAAATTTATGTATTCCAATTTTATTAGTTGTAGTAAATCCAACCGTATTAATACCAGAGTTATAGTCTGATAATGTTTGGAATAGTTTTATTGTGCTTGTATTTACAACTTCAGGATAGTATGTTGCAGCATTTACAAGAGTTGTAGTACCAACTCCTACAATTGAAGTACCTGCATCATTTCCTACTGTTCCAATACCTAAAGGTGGATTATTATTACGATCATAAACTAAAGGTTGACCACTTACGATATTATGTCTGTCTTGAAATGTAATGGTTTCATTTACATTATCTACACCACCAGATTCTGTCAATAATCTAGCATCAAAGGTAATTTCTCTTTTTCTCTCAGATAATATTGGTTCTAATATTGCTCCACTTCCATTTCCACCCTCTATCGTTACTGAAACAACTTTTTGTATATCAAAATCTTGTGGATCTACCTGAACATCAACAACTGTACCAGTAATAACAGGTCTAATTAAAGATGTGGTACTACCAGCACCAGGTCCTGATAAACTAATAATTGGTGGTGTTATTACATCATAATTTGAACCACCATTTAATATCTTTACATCTTCTAAAGGTCCAAAAAATATTTTATCGTCTGATTTATAATTTCTTATCTCAACACCATTTATCAACATGCCAGTTGTGCCTGGTGTAGTTTTTACATTAGAAGAGTTAGTTATACTCGGATTTAATGGAAACTTTTTAAGTAATTTTTGTGCTGCAACTTGTTGCTCAACAGTTCCAACTAATGAAAAAGTATGAGTTCCAGATCCTGCAGGTAATGACTCAAACTCTTCGTAATCAGCAATGGGTATGAATGAACGAGATAGATATAATCTTATCTGGTTTGCATTCGATAAAACTTCAACAAAATAATTACCCTCTGGTAAACCTGGCAATACAGTTCCTTGTGCTGTGTAAAATATTTCATCTCCAGTTATAAATGGAACAGGATTTGGAAAAGATAAAATATTATATTTAAGTGTGTTTGGATCGTAACCAGATTGTGGTAATTCAACTCCTGCTCCTGCTTGAGGTAAAATGGATTTAGGTAAAGAAGCAGTTATTTGATAGGATGGTAATGAATTGGATGCTACATAAAAATCCACATCAGAATCATTATATACATTTGTTATATCTGATGTTAATATATTTTGACCAAAATCTATATCAGCAATTGTTGTTGAAGCACGATTTATAACTCTTCTCAAATCATATTCACGATTAGGGTCTGGTAATAGTGTTATATTTGGTTGATTAATTAAATTATTAAGAGATATTGTTTTAGTTGGTTTATCAATGTTTGCAACTATACCAGTCGCAACTTTTGTTTCTTCATTTCTGAATAAAATTTCTATATTATCTCCAACTTTTAAACTAGATTTATCAATATCATCTGTGAATAAAACTACATTAGATCCTGATATATTTTCAATTAAAAATCTGGAAGATGTATTGTATATCCATGAATTTGCGAATATTTGTTTTCTAGACTTATTTTCAGTTGGATTTAGTATTTTCTCACCAACATTTCTAACAGTTATTTTTTCACCTTCTGTTAAAAGACGAATATCTGTTGTTGGAACAAATTTTGATAGAACACCAGTTAATCTTAATTCAACTTTTTTACTTAAATCTCCACCTTCATATCCAAAATAAAATTCATCTGATCTAACGTCATTAGTTGTAGATATTATTCCAACAATATTTTCACATTCAAAAAACTGATTGACAGATTTACTATTATAGTAAATATTTGTATTCATTCCAGATACTAAAGTACCTGTAGCACCAAAACCAACTGTTGAATCAACTGTTATAACAGAGGATCCAATCGCAACATCACCAATAACCTTCGTTTTACCAGGAATATTAAAAGTTCCTTCTATTAGGTCAACATCATTGAATCCAACAAACAAACCAATTTTATAATATACCTTACCTTTTCTTGTAAGTGGTTCAACTTCGGAAATTGATGCTCTTGTTGCACTATCAGTCGATTTAATTATTGTTTGTCCAACTAAATTTGCTGGATTTCCTGATATAGCTTCTGCAAGGATAATCTCTCTACGTATATACTCTGCAGATGACGGTTTTATTAAATATTGCTCTAAATCAACAATTTTAGGTGTTTCATTGTATAAAACATTAAATAAAATTCTAAATGACTCCTCTGTGCCTTTTGATTGATAGAGAGATTTAGAATTTTTAATAAAATTACTTACATCAAGATTATTAACAAATTTTGAGTTTTCTAAACCAGGTGTAAGTAGTTTTTTTGTTTTTTTGTAAAATTCTTTTAAAAATAAAGCACTTAAATTTATGACTGTAGCATCATTATCATGATTTATTGCCGATGAATTAGTAAATACTAATTCTGTCGGATTATTAGGTGCATGATAAGTTGTTATACCGCTAAAACCACGAATACATCCAGTAAAACTATTAGTGGTGATACCTGTATAAGTTATTACCTCGTTTTCAATTTTAAAAAGACCATATTCTTTAGGAAATCCCTTGGTACTACTAACATTTACGGTTGTTGCAGTGGTTGTAATACCACTTGTTAATTTTGTCTCTCCTACAACTACTTCTGGTGTTAAATTATCTAATTTTATATACTGATCTAAATTATCAGTCAGGTCAATAGGACCTCCCTGATATTCCTGAGAGATATAGTACTGTTTTAAGAAATCTACTGCCTTTGGACTTTCAGATAATAAAAACTCTGGTATTTGGTTTTCAATTATCTGTTGGACTTTGACTCTTTTATCAATTCCAGTAGTTATCATACTATCCTCTTACCAAAGCTCCGTTTGTATAACTTGATGTGACTTTATAACCGACACCTGATATCTGCTCTCCAGACGTAATTGTGTCTTTAACCATATTTATAGAGCTATCTCCAACAGCAAAACTCAAATATAAATCTTTTAACCCAATAATATCATTCGACTCAGGAAATGCTTGAATTTCAATAATATTATTTGATCTTTGTGTCGAAGTAATATTAACAGTTGAAATTATAACCTCACCATGAACATAATCAACGATCCCTGCAGATGCAACAACTAATTGACCTTGAGATAATTCTGCATCACCTTTAACTATTGCGATAACACCTTTACCACTTCCATCTAAAGTTCCATCATTACTCTTATTTGGAATATCGGTAAAATATACCATGTCAGTTTGACCCTGAATGGTAAAACCAGTGCTCTTTATGTTTTTACCCTCTGGATTGATATGGAATCTGTTTCCATAGCAAAGTTCATACTGTGCAAACTGATTAGTAAGTGCCCTTAAATTTCTTCTTATAATAACCCTTGTTATATTAGATGTAATAGCATCGTCTATATTATCAATAACATTTAAAACTTTACTATATTTAAATCTTCCACCAAATTTGTTAATATCTGTTGTTGAACCATAAGTCAATAATCCATTCGTTACACTTGTCTTTAATTCTGAAACAGTTGTTACTTTAGATACATCATAATATACAAAAGATTCAATTTCAACGTATAATAACTTTAAATCAAGTATTTTTTGATTTATACCAGCAAGTGAATATCCTTTTAAACTTGATAATATTGCACGTTTATCAAAATCAGATACAAATTCACCATTTTTTGGTTTGATTGTTATAAAAACTGTTCCAAACTCTGGAGGATCTAATTCTTCTCCTCCTACAACCGATACTGATTCAGTGTTTGGATATATTTGTTGTATAACTGACTCATAATCCCTTGCTGTAACTGCTCTATACTGTGAAGAATAGAGTCTAGGTGCAAAATACTTAATAGAATCAATTGACTCAATATTACCTCCATTAGCTGCCGCTGATTCCGTTGTGATGGTTGGAGTGATTGTTGGTAAAGAAATTTGATTAGTGGATGATACAACACTACCTGCATAGGTAAAAGAAGCAGGACCGTTACCATCTACACCATCTGTGGTGATATAAGAAACAGTAATTATCGAATCATTTTCTAATTTTTTACCAAATACACCATCACCAAAAAGAAGTTCATATCTTTCATCGGTTATTTCTTGTATAAGATACGTTTCTGATATATCAGTAATATTCAATATATTATCAACTTTGCGATATTCTTTTCCTAAACCAGTATCAGATGACCCTTTAATATAAACCTTAATGGTTGAAGTATCAATAAATGAATTTTCAAGTATGAATCTTTGATCAAGAGATCCATCAACTGTAAATGATTTTGTTAAATAAGTTCCTTGATATACAACTATGTTGTTAAATGAACCTGTACTACTTATTATATTACCACTTGCATCAGTTTGTTGTGTTGTAACAGTTGTAATCGTTTCTGGAATAGAGAAAACATAAGATGAGTTATCTGATGTCCCCACACATACTAGACCTGCCTGAAGAGTAAGTGTTGGTGTATTGCTTGCAGTAGTGACATTAAAAGAAACAGTTGCTTGAGCAGCAGTTCTCGATCTAGGTACATAACCTATATTTCTAGCTAATGATACAACATTTTCACGAACAGTTGCTGAATCTAAGAAT